ATGGCTGCTTTAGCACAACGTGCTATGAACAGTGAAGGTGGAGAAAGCGCATTAGGTATATCTGATGAAGAAAAACAACAATTACTTGATGAAATAAACAAGTTTAAATCTGAGGAGTAATGCCTGAATTTGTATATGGCTTAGCAGGTCTTAGTGATATAGTTGCCCCTGTTACAACTGGAGGTGGGGGTGGGGGGCCTAGTTTTATACCTGTTAGAGTTGTAGATATTGTTTTAAATGAAACTCATCCTCGATTTGGTGAAGTGGGGGAATGGAATGGTATAGGTACTATATTCTATAATAGTGTGACTGACCCTACAACACAAAATAATACAAATAACCAAGCACGTCCTGCATTTTCAAATATTAAACAATTCCCTTTAATTAACGAGATTGTATATCTCTTTAGCCTTCCTTTATCTAATTCTCAAGAAGAATTTGATTCACAAGGTAACTATTACTTTACCCCAGTTAATGTTTGGAACAGCCAACATCATAATGCTGTACCTAATGGTTTAGTATTAAATGCTGAAAATGCTCCTGATTATTCATCAACTCGATCTGGACTTGTAAGAAGAGTACAAGATTCAGGCTCCATGATATTTTTAGGTGATACCTTTAATGAAGAACCTAACATCCATCCTCTTTTACCTTTTGAAGGTGATTTAATTTATGAGGGTAGATGGGGCAACTCAATTCGTTTTGGTTCTACTGTTACAGGTTCATCTAATGACTGGTCTGTAACTGGTTCAAATGGGAACCCAATTACTATTATTCGTAATGGTCAAAATCCAAATATACCTACAGATGGTTGGGTTCCTACAGTAGAGGATATAAATGGTGACCTATCTTCTATATACCTTACTAGTACTCAGAAACTCCCATTACAAGCCTCTAGCACAAATTATAATAGTTACCCCTCAAACCCACCAACAACACCTAACCAGTTTGCTGGTAAACAACTTATACTTAACTCAGGACGTTTAGTGTTTAACACTACAACTGATCATCTTTTACTTACCTCTAAAAAATCAATTAACCTAAATGCTATAGAGGGAGTATACCTAGACACCCCAAATGTGATATTAAACTCAACCTCAATCAAGTTAGGTTCAAAAGATGCTACCGAGTCACTCATGTTGGGTGATAAAACAGTAACACTCCTAAGCGATGTACTTGACCAACTTATATCAGTGGTAAATGATTTAGGCCAACTAGCAGCTAAACCTATAGTAGGAGGAGCTGCCCCTGATCCTAAACTAATAGCTACTACAGCTAGAGCTAAGATAAAACTTACTAACTCAAAGAATAAGCTTAACACCTTATTATCTAAACAAAATAAAACAGTATAATGGCTTTAGGAACTGTCATAGCAGGATTAGTTAGAAACGCAGCTAGATCATTAGTAAATTTTGAACTAGCTGTAGATCCTATTATTGAACGTTTACAACAATCTTGCCCTCCTAAAACAGAGTTAGAGGTTATAATCAGACAGAAAAACTCTATAACTACAGCACTTACTCAAACCCAAACAGCTTTAAACACAATGGTCCAAACAGGACAAACTGTTAATGGGATTATAAATGTAACTGATATAGCTATTAGAGTTATTAAAAATCTTCCATTACCTACCTCAGTCCCCCCTGGTGTAGGTATTCCTATCAGTGTAATTAATAGATTTACAGATACTTTAATTAAACTATCAGATCTAATTAAAACTAATAAAGGAGTAGTAGCTTCTATAGCACCTGCTGTTCAATCTCTTAATGGTGATATTCAAACTATTTTAGGCAAATTAGCTCAATTAGACACATTATTAGCAGGATGTTTAGAACAAGCTACTGTAGGATTAACTGATGAAGAAAAAGAAGATTATTTTACTAGTTTAGGTATAAACTTAAATACGTTAGATACTACTTCTGATCCTCAAGTTAATTTAGTAGGAGGTCAAGCTTTAGAAGATAGTTTAGCTCCTAATTCAAATAATCCTTTAATTTATAAGGATTTTAAACTTGTACTTGAAAATGATAAAGAAAATAAATTATCATTTCCCCGTAGAAGAATTGTAGCAACTCGTATTACAGATGGAGTACAAATTGTTGGGGATTATTCATTTAGTGCAAGCACCCAAATTTTAGTAGATGAGGTAAAATTTAAAATAGATAAATATTTAAGTGAGCAGTTAACTATAGCAGCTGCTCCTAATGAAAGAACCGCATTTACAGCAGAATTACTTTAATTTTCAATATTTATAACAAATGAAACCAAGCGAACTAAAATCATTTATCAAAGAAGCAGTTAGAGAAGCTATCCAAGAGGAATTGAAAGACATCCTTTTGGAAGCAGTTCGTGCTCCTAAGGCACCAATCCAGGAAGCTTATCAAATGCATCCTGTAACTGTTAACGCAACTACTACCCAACCCCAGGCAAAATCACCAGCTGAAAAAAGAGCTATGATGGAAAGTATTATGGGTGATATGAGAAGAGGACAAGATACTTTTTCATTCAACTCAGCTGATGCCAGAGGAATGGGTGTAACTGCTAATACTTTACAAGTAGCCCCCGGTATGAATACTTCAGGTGAAGGTTCTTCTTTACCAGCAGGTAATGTAGGTTTAGACATGATTATGGGTCTAATGAAGGGAGGTAAATAATGGCAATTCTTATAGGTAGAAAATATCCCATTGATACTCAACCTGCTAGAGCAGTTGGGGTTGCTATACCTTTTAATAATGCCGCAGTATTTACTTCTAATTATACTACTTCTAAACAACTTAACTCTAATATTATAAACTTTTTTTTAACTAATAGAGGAGAAAGAGTATTAGACCCTACTTATGGAGCTAATTTAAGAGCAACAATTTTTGAACAAATTACTGAAGGTAATTTAGATGCCCTAAGAGCAAAAATAGAAACAGACTTAGCTACTAACTTTCCAGACGTAAGATTAGCTAATTTAGAAATTTTAGGAAACGAAGACTTGAATACTATTCAAGTAAATATAACCTATACAGTTGTGTTATCCGGAGAAACTGATACAGTTAGTTTAAACTTTAACCAATAATGGCTGAGAATAAAAATATAAATTACCTAGCAAAAGATTTTACAGTTTTAAAGCAACAGCTTATAGACTATGCTAGGACTTACTTTCCAAATACCTATAACGACTTTACTCCTTCATCCCCAGGCACTATGTTTATTGACATGGCGGCCTATGTAGGTGATATCTTATCTTTCTATTTAGATAACCAAATCCAGGAGAATTTCTTACAATATGCTAGAGAAGAATCAAATCTACTTACTTTAGCCTATATGTTAGGTTACAAACCTAAAGTAACCAGTCCTGCAGGAGTTGAACTTACATTTTATCAACAGGTTCCAGCTAAATTATCAGGTAGTGTAACTGTACCTGATTTTGATTATGCTTTAAAATTAGCTGAAAATGCTTCTATTGGGTCTACTTTAACAGGTACTCCTTCATTTCTAGTACAAGATCCTGTTGATTTTTCTTTCTCTAGTTCATTAGATCCAACTATTATTAATGTTTATCAGGTTACTAATAATCAACCTAGTAAATATCTTTTAACTAAAAATAGAAAAGCTATTTCAGCTACTATTAATACTGCTACATTTACTTTTGGAGCTCCTCAACAGTTTCCTACTGTAGAGATAGATGATACTAATATTATCAAAGTATTAGATATAGTTGATAGCCAAGGTAATGTTTGGTATGAAGTAGATTATTTAGGCCAAGAGACAATTTATGAGTCTTTACAAAATGTTAACACAAATGATCCTAATTTCTCAGCTGACCAAACCCAAGCTCCATATTTACTTCAATTAAAAACTGTACCTAGAAGATTTGTAACTCGTTTTAAAGATTCAAATACATTACAACTTCAATTTGGTGCAGGTACTGTAGCTGATTTTGATGAACAAGTTACCCCTAATCCAGATAACGTAGGTATAGGTTTACCTTTTGAACAAGATAAACTTAATGTAGCTTACTCTCCTAATAACTTCATGTTTACAGACAGCTACGGTATAGCCCCGTCTAATATCACTTTAACAGTAAGATATTTAACAGGTGGTGGCGTGAGTGCAAATGTACAAGTAGGTGCTTTAAACACGTTATCTAACGGTAATTTAAGTTTTCTCCAATCCATACTAAACCCAGTTACAGCCCAAGATATATTTGACTCATTTGCAGTTGATAATTTAATTGCTGCCTCTGGAGGGGGTGATGGAGATTCAATTGAGGAAATAAGACAAAATTCCATGGCCCAATTCAGTTCACAGCTTAGAACTGTAACTCAAGATGATTATTTAGTTAGAGCTTTAAGTTTACCTTCTCAATATGGTCAGATAGCTAAAGTATACACTACTCCTCAAAAAGCAAGTGAATTAACTGCTAATGAAAAAATTACCTCATTAGATTTATATACTTTAGCATATAATAATCAAAAACAATTAGAGATACCTTCCACAGCTTTAAAAAACAATCTTAAAACCTACTTATCTCAGTACCGTATGATAAATGATACTGTGAATATTAAAAATGGTTTTATAATTAATATTGGAGTTAACTTTGATATAATTGTACTACCTAACTTTAATTCAAATGAAGTTATAGCAGCTTGTATTGTAGCTTTACAAACATTTTTTAATATAGATAACTGGCAGTTTAATCAGCCTATTATTTTAAGAGATCTATATAATATTCTAGATAGAATACAAGGAGTACAAACTGTAAAAAATATTGAGATAGTAAATAAAGCAGGTATTAATCTAGGTTATTCTCAATATGGATATGATATTCAA